TATTTTTGAAGCATTTGTTTTCCAATCACCTCTACGATTAACAAGATCTGATGTAGCTTTTCTAGTTTCACGAGCGTACTGTAATGGCGTATTAGCAAAAGCTAATATTAATCTACCAATGTCTGAAGCTTGTTGTCTAGATACTTTATCTACTCTTGATGACTGCTGTGCTGTTTCAGAAACTTCTTGAAACTCTAACATAGCTTGAGATTTTGCTTCTGATTCAGAAACACCTTGTTCAACCAATTGATTGTATCTATTGCGATACCAAGTAGCACCACCAAAAGCAATAGCATTACTATCACCCCATTGTGTAGGTTTAAATCCTAATTCAAGAACTTTTTTATTTAATCTTAAGAATAAATTACCTGGATTAGAATCTGCAATATCAGCTAAGTTTACTTCAATAGCCATACCTCCTCTTCTTTCTTTTAAGAAGTCAGAATTTAGTATCATTATATAATCTTTCATAAATTGAGGAACATTGGCCATAGCCATACCCATTTTAATAGGATTATTAAAGTTCCAGTTCATGTAGTTAACAATAGACATTTGCTGCAATATAGCAGATCTCATATTTATTGCCATTACCGCACCTACAGATTGATTGATCCAATTCATTGCTGAATTAAATTCTTTATCTTTACCTTTCTTACGGTTTTGACCAGTTTCCATTCTTTCAAGAATATTACTAAGAGCATCGGTATAATCATTACCGTATATCTGCTTAATAAGCTTCATGTTTTGATCAGAAAATATTTGTTCTTTGTTGTTAGTAAACTCTTGTAAAAACTCAGCTCTTTGTGCTTTATTAGAAACAACAGCCATATCAGTAGCAATGCTACCACCTAACCATTGTTCTGTTATAGGAGGATATCCTGCATCTAACTTTGTTATTTTAGACACTGCATCTGCGTAAGCTTTCAATTCACCATTACCTTCTACTAAAGCAATTAAATCCTGAGTATCAGCTTTGTTAAGACCTAAATCTTGACCAGCTTTGTCATAAAGATATGCACGAACAGCTTGTTCGTTAGTGTATATACCACCTAAAACTTCTTGACTAAGCATTTTTCTAAACTTAGAAGGTATACCTAGTGTTCTACCATTTTTAAATCTTTTGTTTAATGCAGTAAAATCATCTGCCAATGCAACTTTAGCTGAAGTATAAGCACTTATGCCTTGAGCAAACGGTGTTAATAGGTTATCTTGAAACCATTTCATTTGTTCATCACCTAGTTTACCTTTAGCTTGAAAATATTTAAGTAATCCCGCAAAGTCATCCGCACCTGGTGGTATGTATATATTATATTTACTTAAAAACTTACCTATTTTAGATCTTTTCTTACCTCTTATAAGTGAATCCATTTCGTCTTCAAGACTTTTTTGACCACTTTCTTTAGCTTGTTGAACTCTTTTAGTAACACCTAAGTTATCTAACATATCAGCTACAGCTTTTACATTAGCAGCAACATCATCAGCAAAAAAAACATCGTTATATCCTTCAGAAACTTTTTCAGCAACCCACATAGCTTTAGCGCCTGGTTTACCATTAGCAAGTCCAGTTATGTTTTGCAAAGGTATACTAATACCTAAAGTAGCTCTTAAAAATTCTTGTATAGCTATATTAGCATTTGCTGGTCTAGCTGTTAGTACAAAAACATCTCTATTACCTTTAGCTTCTGTAAAACGTTTAGCAAGAGTAGCTAGAGGCCCTTTACTTCCTTCTTTTACTTGACTAAATTCTGAATAATCAAAAGTTGCTCCTGCCTCTTGTAACTCACTAAATTGCTCAGCAAATTGTGTAGCATCTAAACTACCAGTTGTGCCGTCAGAAAGCGTGTAGAGTACCTTAGAATTGGTCTTAGCTAATGTGTCATCAAAATCAAATACTCTAGCTTTTTTAGTTGGTGCTTTTGTATCAGAACCTACTACTTTAGCTTTTCTTAAAATATTTATTTTTTCAATTATTTCATCAGTTGTTAAGCCGTCTATATCTACACCAAACTCTTTTAGTAAATTATAATTACCTTGTCTAACTTGCTCTTGCATTTTAGCAACACCATCTTCAGACATTATTTGTAATTTTACTTGAGCAAAATTGTTTTCGTTTCTTACCTCATAAGTTGCTTTACCAACAAAATCAGCCCATTCAGTTTCACTCATGTATTTTTTTACAGAGTTGTATCCAGAATTTATAGCATTTAACATAGACTTACCACCTTGATAAGCTAGCTTAGTAGCTCTTAATCCACCTATTAAAACGTTAATTGGTATTGCACCAAAATTCATTTGCAACGTGCCATTATCTCCTGTAAGTTCAATTAATTTAGCTATAGCTCTATCAATTAAATTTTCAACTTGATCAATATTGTTTTCTAAAGCCGCAGCATTAGAGGCTGCTACAGCATCAACTGTACTAGCACTTTCAACATTGTTCTCTTGAGCTATAGTTTTTCCTGTTTCAGGATTCACTATAGAATTTAAATCAATTCCTGCTTTAGCTAACCTTACTATTGGATTATCTAATATACTAAAACCTTCAGGTAAGGTAGCGTCTAGTTTAGCGTTGTCAATACGCTCATCATCTTTTTTAGAAAGTTGTGTTTGGTAATAATTATCTTTAATATAAGGCATTATTTCAGCAACTTTATTGTTTGCTATAGCCCAAATTAATGTTGCACCTATTACAGAAGCTGGAGGATTATGTTCTTCTCTAAATTTTTCTCCTTGTTTTTGTTTAAAACCAACACCATATTCCATTAATTTAGATTTATATCTAAATGGAGCGGCAATTTTTATTATACCAGTAGTGGCTTGATAACCAGAAGATATAAATAAAGAAGCTAATTCTACAGACATTTTATTTTCTGCAACTGAGTTAGCTAATTTGTTTGCTAAAAACTCTAAAGCTTTTAAATTAATTTTACCTTGTTCTTTTCCTTCAGCTGTGAAAGCTTTTAAAATACTTACACGTTTAGGTTTTTTTACATCATAATTATTATCAAAAGTTTTAGCTAATTCTAAGGCTTCTATATAAGCAGGATCTTTTGTACCCCAATATAAACCACCTTTTTTAGGTAAATTAACATAAACTCCATCTACTTTTCTTCTAGCAAAATTACCAAACTTAGAACCTTCAAGCATCCAGCTTGGTATTTCAGCAGCAATAATAGCTGCTTTCATTTGTTCTTGTTTTTCTAATCTATTAGAATCGTTAACAGTAACTCTTCCTATACCTAATAAATCTGTTACTTGATTTATTGATCTTAATGATGATATTTTATTCAACATGTCAACCATTGTTGACGTAAAGCCTTTAGGAACTAATAAATCTAATCCCTTTTTAGCTGTTTCACTTTCTTGTGCTTGTCTACTTAAAAACTTTTCTCTAACACCTGCATCATTATTTAATAAATCTATAGCTTGAGCAGCGCCTAGTGACGATGCTACAGCTTCTATAAGATTCATACGTCTATCAGAAAGCTTTTGAGCATTGCCTTTTATAGTATTATCTACTTTAGTGTAAAAATCTATAATAGCTTGTTGATCTATATCTTCAAAAGCAACTTTGTTTCCATTATTATCTAACAAACCTAATTCAACAAATGGATTTATACCTGTTTTATTGTTTCTAGCTTTACGCATAGATTCAACAGTTAAAACATCGTAAAAAGGTTTTATATTTTTTTTAAGGTTTTCTGTAAAAGCTTTACTGGTTTTAGTATCTTTACCAAAAGTTTTCTTTAAATCAGTATACAATGCATCTTTAAAAGCATTAGCTATTTCAGATTTAAACTTAACAGCATCTACCTTATTACTTATGGTAGACAATATTGATACAGCAGCAGCTTTAGCTTTTTCAACAATTGAATCAGAAATTTGCATAGCTTTCGCTGAATCAATAGCTTGTCTCGCTTCTTCTTGTTCTTGTACATCTTCTAAAACAGATGATCCTAAATTAGGGTTTTCGCTTATACTTTCTGTAAAACCTTCTTGTTTTGCTGATTTTTTTATAGTTCTATTAGCTCTAGCATTTAATCTATTGCTAATAAACCTATCTAAAGATTGTAAGGAAGGATCAAAATTTTCTCTATTGATCATTAAAAAAGCATCATCTTCTAGATTTTTTTTAAATTCTTCTCTACTTACAAGTCTTTGACTTTGTGGTACATTATCAAATAATCTTTTTGTAGCTGCTTCAACTATTCCACCAACAATTTTACCAAACTCATTAGATGTTTTAGTGTTTTCAATAAAATTACCATCTTTATCTAAACTTTTGTTATAAAAATCTTGAAGTTTAGTATATTTATCACCTTTAGTTTTTCCTTTAACTTCTTGTATTTGACTTCTTTTGTTTACAAAAGCATTTTTAGCTACTTTATATTGTTTTTGATACTGTTCTTGAGTTATTTGTTTGCTGTTTTTTTGAGCTAAAAGCTCTTGAGATTTAGCTACAAAAGCTTTACCTAGTTGAACAATGTTTTTAGATGTAGCTATTGTTGGTAAATTTAAATCTATACTTAAACCAGCTGCTTTAGGTGTTATAAATTTTAATTGTTCTTCTGTGTTTTTAATTTTTAAATCTAAAAATTTCATTTCAGCTGGCGTTACAGCTTCTTTTCTTTTATTATAAAGTTTATCTAACTGTTCGCTTAATATGAATGCTTTAGTTGCTACATAGTTTCCTTCAGGAACTCTGCCTTTAACAACCTCTTGTTCAAACTGTTCAAGAGCAAATGTTGATCCATTAAAGTTTTTTTCATCAGCTAAACTAGTAATTTGATCTTTTTCATCTTGCAAAGCATCATACCTAGCAGCTAGAATTAAAGCTTTATCTTTTCTAGCTTCTTTACTGAGCTTAGCATTAACGCCTTCTCCTCTAGCTATTTTACCAATATTTAAGCCTACGTTTCTTTTTAAATTGTCTATTTCAAATAATCTTTTTTGTTGAGACTTGTTTAAATTATCCCAACCGTCTACTGATTTTTTAAGTAATTTAGTTTGTTTTAATCTTATGTCATTAATATCATTTTGTATAGATGACTTTTCTTCTAATGATAACTTAGGATTAACTAATTCTTTAGATAAACTTTTAATTAAATCATTACCATTAATCATTTCATCAATAACATTTGGACCAGTTATTGCTTTTAAAATAGCTGATCCTGCAACTGGAAATTTATAAATAAAACCACTCATTACAGCACCACTTGCAAAAGAATCAACTAAGCCTCTTGTTAAAGAAACATCTTCTTTGCCTAAAAGAAATCTATCTGCTATGTTTTCTGAGTAAGTTGCAGCAACTTCAGCTCCACCTTCCATACCCATATCTTTAGCCCAATTCAAATAATCATTAGCTATGTATCTTTTAGCGTTATCTACAAGAGTGTTGTCTCCTTTAAAAGCTTTTGTTATTCTATTTAATTGACCTAAACTAACTCTTTCAGTTAAATATTCAGCACCTCCAACCATAGCTGGAGCCATAAGAAGTTGTAATCCGCTATATTCTTGGCCATTGTCAATTTCTTTTTCCATTTCAAGAAACTTACCTCCAGCGGCAGAACTTCCTAACATAGCTAAAGAAGCGTTAGGCATTGTTATCATAGTAGCCATTATTGGCAATTGAGATCCAATTAAGTTTCCAATCCAATTTCCAACTTGTCCAGCATTTTTAATATTAGAAACCTCAACTGGTTTTGCTATTCCGCCTCTTATATTTTCAGATATATTTCCTAAATAATCATTAATATCTTTAGATGTTTCACCAAACAAAGCTCCAAAACCAGGAACAGCCATGTTGACCATCCAGCTTGGTATTCCTACTTCTTCACCAGCTATATCACTGGCTATACTTTCAGCACTTTCTTTTAACCATCTAGGCGTTGCATATAATCCCGATGCTATATCTATTGTAGACGCAGCTAAGGCTCCTGCAAAAACCTCTGGAGCTCCATAATTTCTTCTAACTACATCTAAAGCTTCTGCGTTTCTTTGTTGTGAATCATTTATTTCTCCTATTTTAGAAAACTCTTCATCTTGTAAACTATCAAGAACTTTTAATTCATCCATGTAGCCTTTAAATTCTACTTGAGCATTTTCAAACTCTTCTTCAGTTGAATATGTTTTGTTTAAACGTTGAGCGTAAGCAGCTGTGTTTTTTGCTGTTTCTTGAATTTTTTCAATTCTATTTTTTACTTTTTTAGTTTCTTCTTTGTCAAATTCTTGATTTTTTAAACTAATTCTAGATTCTTTGTTTTTTAATTTTTGAGCTTCATTTGCTTCAAAAATATTTAAACTACCTAATTTAGCTTCAACAACTTCAGTTGCTATTCCTTTTTCTTCATTTTGCTGCCAAAGTGTTTTTGCTTTATTCAAAACTTGATCTTCAGTTAACAAATTTCCACCAAAGTTTTCTGTTTCTAATTGTGCTTTAGCTTCTTTAATAAATTTAACTCTATCTTCAGGTTCTTGATTAGTTACATAAGTACCTTGTGAGTAACCAGAAGATGGTATATAAACTTGATTTTCTTCTTCCCATTTGTTTGAAAAAAGTTTATCAGCTTTTTCAGGTAATTCTTCTACTAATTTATCAGCTTCTTTTTGTAATTCTGGAGAAAGTCTATTTCCTGTTACAACTACTTCGTTTAAAACGTTTTCAGAACCAAACCCTGTTGATACTGTTTCAGGTTGTAATCCCAATAAAGAATCTACCGATTGCAATTCCGTATCTACGCTTTCCGCCGTTGCAGGTGCAATCTCGTCTACTACAACGGCTTCTGTCTTTAGTGGTTTTAAACCAGTGCTTTTAGCGTAATCTTCAACACTCATTTTACTAGCCAAAGCAGCTTCTTCAACTTGTTCTAACGTATATTCTGTTCCGTTAAGTTCAAACATATTTAATATTAATTAATTATTTGTAATCCAGAGGGTGTAAAACTACCAGGGTTTGCTATTTGAGCAGCTCTTGCTTCGTTAAAACTCATATTATCTGTAGAGTTTCCATTTATAAATCCAGCTGCTAATTCTTTAGCTTTAGCTTCAGAAAAACCTTGTGCTATAAAAATGTTTTGCAAACCTTTTTGTGCATTATCACCAGGACTTAATGTTATAGATTTTTTAGTTGATTTACCAGAAGTACTACCGCCTGGTCTTGATATTTTAATATAATCAACTGTACCAGGTGTTTTTATTTCTCCTGTATCTTCATTAACAACAGGTTGATCTCCAAACTCTTCAATCTCTAATCCCATTTTACCTAAAGCTTGTTTTAGTCTTGGATTTAATTTTGAATTATCTTTTGGATCTGTTAATTCTAAGTTACCTGAAAATACTCCAGCGTCATTTTGACTAAAACCTAATCCGTTTAAATTTTCTGTTGTATTTGTAAATGAATTAGCTAATCTTTCTTGTTCTTGAAGTCTAAAAACTTCATTTGGATCACCTGCATTTGCTGCAGCAGTTGTTTTAGCTTGTAAAGCTCTAGTGGCTTCTGCTCTATATCTATTATCTAAAATACCTTTAGAATCTTTAATAAAATTAGCTTCACCCATTTCTTGAAACCTTTTACCCATTACATAGTCTAATTCATTTTCATACCTTTCATCTGATAATGGTTGACCTGTTTTAGCATCTACTTCAGCATCTGGTGGAACGTAACCAAATTGACCACCAGTGTTTGCTGCCATAGCATCTATTTCTTTTCTTTCCATAAACATCCAATCGGCTGCTGCATACTTTAATCCATCCTCTCCAACATTTGTTTTATATTGATCATAAGTGTTTTTCCAAGAAGCTCTAACATCGTCATTTACTTCAAAAACATTATTATCATAAGCTAATTTATTTGCTACTTTTATAGAATCATTTGGATTTGTAGGTGTTACTGCTAAAGTTGACATTTGATCAAATTTATTTACAGGCATACTTATTTCATCTCCAGTAACAGTCTTACCTTTTAAAACCAAAGTTCCATCTTCCATTTCAAAATAGTTTCCATTGTCTGGTGTTAAACCAGTTGCATAAAAACTTAAATCTTCTTCATTGTTGTAACTAGAAGCACCACCAACACCTTTAGTAGCTATAGCTTGTGCACCAGCTGTCATTTTTTGAACATACAATGCTTTAGCACCTTTTAACGTACCAACTTGTTTTAGAATATTAGCTTTAGCCATAGCTCTTTCTTGAGTAGTCATACTATCATCGTTGTCTACTTTATAATATGTGTCAGCTAGTAAACCACCTGCAGTTTGCATTTGGTTTTCCATGTTGTCATATTGACTATCTATTGGAAAATTAAAAGCTGAATACTCTTGTATCTTAAGCTGTTCCATGGAATAATCTTCCAAAGCTTGTTTTCTTTCACGATCTTCAGCTAATCTTCTTCTGTCAGTTCTAACTCTATTTTGATTTATAGCTTCTTCTACAGAATCTCCAATTCTTTTTGAGGTATCAGCGTAATTACCTGTACCATACATTTTTGCCCACTCTCCTATTGTTGCCATACTAGTCTCCTTTGAAAAATTTAGCAGCTCCTGCTAGTTTACTTGTACCACCAGATAATGCTGTAACAGCTAAATCTGCAACACCTGCTATGCCACCAATAAGATCGCCTTTAGCTGCTGCTCTAGCATCTTTGGTTGCTTGATATTCTCCTGCTCTTCTATTTAAAGTATCTTGATCTCTACCATATTCCATATCTTGTACTCTCATTTGACCTTGAGCATTTAGTTCTGAGTTTCTCATTAAACTTTCTTGAGCAAATCTATCAGCACCTATTTGATTTCCAATATTAAACTCTTGTCCTCTATTAGCAAACTGAGTGTTAGCGAGTTCAAACCTATTATCAGATTGAAATTGCATTTGTTGGTTTCTATTTATATTACTCATATTGAACTGTTCTCTTCTTTCGTCAGCTCCGAATTGAGTTAGTGCAAACTGATTATTAGCTTGAGCTCCAAACTTAGCAGCTTGATTAGCCGCTTGCGCTCCAAACTGAGACGCTGTATTAGCTTGACCTGCAGTAAATTGATTTGCTTGGTTTTGTGCTTGAGCTCCAAATTGAGCAGCTTTATTTTGTGCACCAACGTTAAATTGAGATTGACCCAAATCAAACTGTGATGATAAATTTCCTTGAGCTAATTGAGCTCTTTGTAATTCACCTTCACCTTTTGCTCTAAGCATTTCATTAGACTTTACTTGTCTATCTATATCTGCAGATATTCCGGCTTTTGATTTTGCTGCGGCAGCAGCTAAAGCGGTTGCACCACCAGCACCTGTTCCAGCTTGTGCTGCTAAATCTTGAGATGCTGCTAATGATTGATCAGCTTCTTGAGCTGCTAATTCAGAACCAGCAGTTGAAACTTGAAGATTAGACATAGTATTAGTAAGACCAGTGTCTGCTCCTCTTGCTAATCCTCCTATGCTTGTGCCTTGAGCAGAATATCCTTGTCCTTGATAACCTTGAGATGTGTATCCTTGAGATGTATATCCTTGAGCATCACCTAAAGTACTGCCTTTAGCAACACCTAGTGGTCCACCTAAAGTTCCTCCGGTTGCTGTTTCAGGTGTATATTGACCAGGTGTATAAGATCCAGCTGTAAGATCTCCATATGCATTTTGAAAATCTCTGTTTTCAACATTTGCTTCAGCACCTTCAAAACCTTTTGCAGCAGTTTTTTCAGCTCTTCTTCTTTTACCGCCTCCAAATAAAGAGGCAACTCCTTTAACTATACTTCCCATTAGTATTTCATTATTAATTCATAAGATGGAGTTTCATCTACATAATACTCCGCTTTTTTATATTTATCTAATAACATTCCTTCTTTTGCCCATGCAAATGCATACTTATATCCTAAGTCTTTTGCAAAATCAGTTGTGAAATTTACTAAGAGTTGCAACGCGTCACTTCTGTCTGTATCGCGATAATGTTTATCACTAATAACCACAGCTGGAATCGCAGTCTTACTATTTGTCATAAATAACCACATAGCTGCAATAGGATCGTCTCCTTTGCAAACCATAAAGCCACCTAAACCTATTTTTTCTTCTTGTTCATCATTAACTTTAAACGAACCTGGTAAAAAGTCACGTGGGAAAGCATCTGCTTCATATGCTTCCCACCAACTTGGTAAAAAATCCCAATCGGATTCTTGTAATTTTCTAACTTGTAATTTCATATAATTTAATTTGATGAATTAACTGCTTCTGTATTTAGAGCAAATAATTCTCTTTGTGTTCCCGCATTAGCCACGGGTAATTTTAATTTAATTGAAGCAAAAGCTCCTTTTATTCCACTAACTATTCTATTACCATTAGCTTGAATAACTCCATTTACAACAATGAAATTAGGCTCTTCAGAAGATATTGGTGCAAAATATTTACCTTCATTGTTTTGAAAAGCAAATGTTACTAAATTTCCCATAGTTATGCTTGAGTTATTGTTATTGTTTGAGTTGTTACTCCTGCGCCCGTTACTCTAGTGTTAGAAGCAGCTAAAGATATATCTATAGTTGTTGTTCTAGGAGTTCCAGGATTAGGATTAGTTTCTGCACCTATTGTAAATGAAGTTCCAGGTATTAATTGAATACTTGTGTTTGCTCCATTTAGTAAAAGCCATGTTGGTAAAACTCCAGGACTTGATACGGTTCCAGAAACATTCCAAGTAGACGCTATAGTTACAGCTGTTCCAGCTGATGTTAAAGGTTGAGTTGCTGAAGTAGTACCTAAAGTAGCAGTAGCTGGTCCAACTGTAGAATCCACAATTGGTGTTACCATAGTATCTGCCGTTAACACAGGTATTACTTTTGTTATAACTAAAGTTCCATCGTTATTATTTAAAACAGGCGTAGTTGTTGTTCCAGTTGGAAAACCAGTTACAATATAACTATCATTAAATAACACTTGTGTACTTGAACATGTGTATGTTATAACAACTGTTCTAGTACTGGCTACATCATAGGGTGAATTATAAAAAGCAACACCTACACCTGTAACGTTACCATTAGCTTGAATAGGAAGCACATAAGTTACTGTACCATTTAATGGAGCTGAAATAGCTCCTTGGTTTAGTTGTAATAAATACTTTATAGTTGCAGTTCCATTTACTAATATAGTTCCAGCTGTTGCTGTTGAAGGTACAGTTATAGGTATAGTATAAGTTAAATTATCTAAACCAACTCCACTTCTTTCATTAGTTATTGTGCCAGGAGCTGTGCTAGCTGGCATATCAACGGTACTAATAGTTATGTTAGTATCGTCTATGTAGTAATTATCAACTGCGTCTATTGTAAACACTAAAAAATTACTACCAACATTATTGAAAACTTGAGAAGCAGGATTTATTGTTGCTGAAGAAACAGTATCAGCAGTGTTTACTGTTAATAATGCTACTGTAAACGCTAATCCAGGTCCAGTTCCTGTAATATCTAATGTTTGTACGGTATTAAGATTACCAACCGTATGCTGTACTAAAAAAACTAAATTTCCATCAGTTACAGCTGTTGGGTTTGTTATTGTTAACGAACTACCAGAAGCTTGAGTTAATATTACTTCACTTGCAAAAGTTGTTGTATCAAAAGCATACTGTGAATTTAAAGGAGATACAAAAATAGCCCAACTTATTCCAACGTTTTCTTTAGAAATAACAGTATTAGCACCATTAAAAATTGATTGAGGTGCTGATCCAGATAATTGTAAAGTTGTGTTATATGAAGTTGCTAATATAGGTACTGCACCTGCTGAACTAATATCTGTTTGAATATAATCTAATTCCCATCCAGAAGTGCCTTCGTAACTAAGAGAGTTAAATTGTTTAATTAAAGATGGAGCATCATTAAATATAGGAATTATATAAGATTCCTTTGTTCCTGTTCCATAGAAATTGTTTCTTGAAACATTATTACTATGATGTTGATACATGTCTCCTCCACTAAACGTATAATACGTATTGTTTAAAGAAACTCCATCTTCTTGTTTAAAAGATCTGTAACTAGTCCAACCATTTGAGCGATCATCAAAACACAATGTTAAATAACCATCACTGGCTGTAGCCACATTAGTATCTATGTTACTATCATAACCTTCTCCAATCATTGTTAATTCATAAACTCTACTATATTCATCATAAGAACCTATTATTTCAGTAGAATTTTTAAGTGCATCTCTAAAAAAATCACCCATACCAGCTTGTGATATTTCTTGTATTCCATTTTGAGATAATCTAAGTACAGTACCTTTGCTTTTATCAGTAAAGTATCTAGAAAAACCATAAGATGCAAAAGAACCAGGATCTTTAGATATACCAAATTGACCAGCGTAAGCTGCTATAGTTCCTAAAAATTGAGAACTACTAGTAACAGGAACTGCACCACCCTCTGCTGAATAAATAAAATCTTTATCTATAGGAGAACGAGAAACTTTACTTTCTTGAAAAACAATAATTTGTGTATCATCAGAAAATAATTTTTGTATTGATCCGTTTAAAGGATCTAAAGATATGGTTAAGCCGCCTTCAGCTTCATTGAATTGGTTTATATAGTTTATACCAGTTCTAGAGTTTAAAAGTCCACTAGAGTGTATAAGAGTGTTGTTTCTTCTTTCTTCTGTAAAATTTTCTTGAACAACGTATGCTCTAACACCAACATCAAAGAAAGGCTGATTATAACCTGCTCTAATTCTATTTATTTCTATATGATCATCATTAGCGCCTGCGCCATCAGGATCAAAAGTTAAAAGTATACAATTGAAAAAATTAATATTAATAACAACGTTTTCAAGAGCTGAAACCAAACCACCTGTTGATGTTTCATAAAATATATCTAACTCAGAGCTAACAGGTTCTGTTTCAAAAACGCAAACTCCAGAAACTACTCCTGCACCTGCATTGTTTAAAGTATTAACTAAAGCTGTACCTTGTGGATTAGCTATAGACTGTATAGATTGTAAGCTTCCTGCAAAATTGTTGGCTGCGGTTGAAGTATAAACATTACCTCCTCCTAAGTATTTAGGATAAACAGAAACATCACAAGGTGATATTGTGTTACCAGTACTTGGTGGTATAACTGCTGTTTGATCTCTAGGTATTTTATTTATACTATCACCTAATCTTTCAACTGTGCTCGCGCTAGTTACAAGAGATATCCAATTGTAATATTCTTGTTCTCTTTGTTTTACAACAATTTTATAAGAATAAGCCCATTCAGGTATTTGAGTTACATCGGTAAAAGCTATTCTTAATGCGTTAAATGCTGTAATTGAATTTGCCGCACCAAAACTAGGATCAACATATACAGTATCTACTCCATCACTTGAAAGTATAACAGGTGATTGTCTACCGAATTTATCAGCTAAAACAACTCCTACTTGATAAGTTCTTCTTGATTTAACAGATTGATTTTTTAAAGGACCAGTTGATCCAGTATTTCTAGCATCATTATCACCTGTTACAGTAACGTTAAATGCAATAGATGGTACGTTATAATTTTGTAAAAAATTACCATAAACTAATCTACCTCCACCTACTTCTTGTGATAAAGCTTTTCTAGGAACAGAATCATAAACTCTAGTTAATTGATCTCCAGGTAAAGTTCTAAATGGATCAGTTGAAGAATATGTAAAGTTTATAAAAGGTTCTGTTGTAACTTCTTTATCTTCAGCAACATATAAAGTACCTGATCCAGATTCTTTGTATATTAATTCAACATTTTTAATACCATAACCAGTTGGTGTAGGTATTTGTAGTTGAATTTGATTTATAGCATTAGTAAATGTTTCAATTTCACCAAAATTTTGTATATTACCTGATACAGAATCTGTTTGATCTAGTCTTGAAAAACAAATAGAAGAAAATGGAGCTAAAGTGCTATACTCATTATCTTCAAATTTCCATCTATAAGAAAACCTAACTAATTTATCTTCTAAAAAAGTAGATGATATAGAACCTTGTCTTGTTGCAGTAACTAAAGTTGCCGACTCATAAGGTGCAAATTTACATACTGATATTAGATTATCTATGTATGTAGAAGCTGTATAATAATTTACATCGTTACTTGCTGTAACTACATTTATTTTTCTTGGATAGTTTCTATTGTCGGTCCAAAACAAAAGATCATCAATCAAATTAACACCACTTATAGGATAATTAACATGAAAGTTTAATTGCTGAGAAACTATTAAAGCTTTCCAAAATCTTGTTTTTTGATCATATTCATATATACCGTGACTACCAGTATTGGTTTCATTATATATAGAGTTTGTTGTAATAAAGTAATAAATTTTTTCATTAGCTTCATCTCCAAGAGAACCAATACATTTTGCATTACCAGAAAGACCATTAGCTGCAACCAATTCATTACCTAATAAATTCTCCACAGCACCAACATCTGAACCTTCTGATTGTCCTATGTTAATATTTAACGCTTCTCGATATTCACCGGGAGGTACTATTCTATCATCTAAGTCTCGGTTCATTTTACCGACATTAAATGTTCTTTTAATTTCTGGCATACAATTTTATTAGTGTTTAATCCACTTAGCTTTATTCCTAAATATTTGAGTCATTTCTTCAATCTTCATATTAGCTAATCTAATTTTAGCATTTCTGGTTTTAGCTGCTGCTTCTTTTTTATATAAACCTGCTGCTCCAGAGGCTGAAGGTCTTAACTTAGCCAAGTTATATAGTATTGTAGACATAACAGCATCTTCTGCCATTTTAGGTACTAACACATTATCAAAATCTCCATTTTGTCCTAATCCATCAGATATATAATTTAATGTTATATAAGTGTCTTTAGGAAATGATGCTGGAAAATATATTTGACCTGCATTTAAATCAAGTACAAACGTACCATTTATGTTTGCAAATTGAGGAGTTAAACCGTATCTTTCACCAAAGTAACTAAAATTATTTCTATCAAAAGATCCATAATAAAAAGAACTAGCTAATTGTTCAGTTTCTTCAACGGATCTACCTTTTTGATATCTATCTATAGTTTCAGACGTTTCAGCAAATACAATGTTACCTTCTTGATCGTAAAGATAATGATAGTTTTCGTCTTGAGCCACACCTTGATTTGCTCTTGTTGCTGTGCTTGGAAGTATAGTTCTCATAACACCATTAACATCTGTCCATTGTACACTTATGTAATTAACATAATCTGAAGGTAAAGACATTTGCCTAGTAGAACTAAGTTGTATTTCTAAAGCTTTTTCAGAATGAAAAGTATCATAACTAAATTCTTGAACTGCTCTTTGAGCCCAAAAAGCTACTTCATATCTTGGAACCTTTGTTAAAACTTTTCCATCACCTATGTAAGCAACTATAAAATTATTTATAATATCATTTAAGTTTGTTCTCCTGTAGTAACCAGGGATAGCTAATCCAGTTCCGCCATCTAAGGCTGAATAATTATCTACATCTAAAGGTCTTCTTGATACTGCCATTATTGTTCAGTTGCTGCGTTTTGTTGTTCTTTACCTTGTGCAAATCCTGCTACGTCTGCTTGTTTTATCACAACACCAGCGTAGTTTAATATACTTACTACTAAATTGTTTTCCTCAGAAGGATGTAATTCAAAATTGTAAGATTTAGCTGGCGTGTCATAGCTATCAACCAATGGATCAAATGGAGTTGAATCATAGTAAGGAACTGTTCCACTTAAAACATAACCCCATTTAGGTCTAACTGGTTGTTTAAGATAATCTAATTTTACACCTGTTGTTACTGTAGAAGGATAAACAACTACACCACTATTAGTTAATGTATATACTGGTTGTTTTTTAACAGGAGCTGTTAATGGAGATAAATTTATATATTTTATTTCTTCATTAGAAGCTCTATCAGCTACTATTTTATCAACAGAAACTATACCAACTCTATATAAATCTTCAGGATATGTAAATTCATCAAGTAATTTAGTTAATGTACCGTTTTTATAAAAAACACTTATCTTTTCAGCTAAGTATTGGTTTGGGTCTGAAAAATCACTAGTTAAAAATGCATTTAATTCATATCCTGCTTCTCTAGCAAAATAACTAGCAAATATCTCATTTTGAGCTTGCTCTGCTAATCTATTAAATTCATCAGGCGTTATATAACCTCGATGATCTTTGTTAGTTATAACAAGAACAGTTTGGTATACATTGTTTATATTAACCATTTATTTTTGTTTATTATTAATTTAGTTGATGTAAGGTTGATTTCTCACCTTACATCAGTTTAAGCTATGAAAGCTTTTTAGTAATTGATTTCATTAAATCAACACCTTCATCTGTTTTGAAGTATTGAGCTAGTGCTCCATAAGGATGTTGGTCAAAAGGAACTGTCATTATTTTCTTACCATTAGAACCTAATTTAAAGACCGTGTTGTCGTCTGTTAAATTTAATATACCTGTTTCCACAGCTCTATTAGCTAAGTTTCTTAATGTTATATCTTCATCTTCCGATAATTCTATAAATAATGCAGGTTCATTTCTTGCAAACCTATAAGCGTCTCTTTTTAATTCTTTAGAAGTTAAATTAGAAACTGCTGATCCTAGTTCAGTTCTCATGATAGCCTCTAAATGAGATATATCAAGAGTTTGAACAAGATTTAATGCTTGCAGTTCAAATTCAACATCTTCAACTTCATCTTCAGCAATAACTTGATCATCGATTTCATCCCATTTTTTATTTGGATGATAAACTGATAATAGTTTTTGAAGATTAACCTCTGTTCTTGGAACATTTAATATTCCATCTTGAAATATAACATGTTGCAAAGTGCTATAACCATCTTGTTCTTCAACAAATAATGATCTTTGATTTGAAGCTAGTCTTAACTCTCTGTTAACACCTGTTTCTTCATCAAAATAAAGCAAAGGTTTTTTATGTGTATGTTTAGTTTGGATTGTGTAAGTTAAAGGACTCATGTCATTTTTCAACATATATACTCTGTCTTTAATTTCCCAATCGTTTTTTTTTACTTTTGTTTTTGTATTCATAATAAAATAATATAAAATAAGAATACTGGGCTCCGAAGAGCCCGTATCCTATAGTTAAAAAATTAAGCTTTAAATAACACAAAGTTATTAGCCGCTTGTGTAATAAGACATCTTTCACTTAAGTAAGAAATTCTCATTTCATCAATATCAGTAGTAGGAGAACTAGTTCCAACAGATCCTGTAATCCAAGATTTGTTTTTACGGTTTTCCGTTTCTGAAGATCTGTATCGGATGTGCAAGAATGGTCTTTTTATATTTTGACCTAATTGCTGATCGTATACTGTAGAAGTACCTGCTGGTATTAAAGCACCTTCAATATCTCCAAAACCTCCACGAGTTGACCAGTCATTTAAATACTTCCAGTCAGTTTTGTAAAAGTCATAAGATCCTCTACGGTATCCTGTAAATCCTAGATTAAGAGCCATATCAGCGCTATTGTTAAATACACCATAAGATGTACCATGAGCGTGGTTAGCTGTTCCAGCATATGCACCATTTTGCATAGCAAGAATGTCATCAATTTCTAAAGAAAGTTCACGATTTAAGAAAAGCATGTTTTCTTCAATTGCTCCTTGCTTATCTAATTGCTGAAGAACTGCATCAAAATCTGTTAATGCACCACCACCTGCTTGAGCAGCTGCTTGAGCACCAAATCCTGTGTAAACATTTCCACGTGCTTCTAGAGCAGCGAAGAAACCTTCAGTACCTTTAGCATTTTGATTGTTTCCTGCAACAGTAATAGAACTAGAACCTGCAGTATAGCCTAAAGCTATTCCGTTAGCACCAGCTTGTCCGCCTGTTTTAAGAACACCTTCAACCATTGACATCTCTAAATAATCTTCCCAACGAAGTCTTACTTCATGTTCTGCTTTCATGTACCATAAATATCCATTAGCTCCATTTTCAGAAGTAACTTCAATCCATCCAATCTGAGCTGTGTCAGATCCATTGATAGCATAATTATCTTTTAAGATAATTGGTGAATTAGTAAACGTAGCATAGCTAGGGTTTAAAGATTCAGTAAAAGTTCCAGTACCTTTAGCAAATTCATTACCATAAGCAACAGCTGTAACTCTGCTAGCTACTAGTATTCCACCGTGAGCTACGTAACATTTGATTTGAAAGTTTTGTCCAGCAACTGCTGTAACAACACCTTTAATAACCTCACCTGCACCACCTATAGCTGTAGTTGCTCCAGTTTGTGTTTGCACCATAACTGTTGCACCAACTCTAAAGTTTACAGGTTCAGTTTTGTCAGTTGTTGATCCTGTGCTTCTTGGTTGTGCAGTTGGTACGCTAAAGTTAAGTGCTGTACCTGATACTCCAGCTACAATTGCTGCTGGAACGGCTCCACCTGGTAAAACACCTGCATTTCCTAAAGGAATTATATTTGCATATCTTGTATGTAAACGTCCTTGTTCTGTCCAGATAATTTGATCTGAAGTTGATGGCATCTCTGCCGATACCATACGTAAGAAAGATCCAATAGAACGATTTCCGTAACGTTCTACTTCTTTTTCATATACATCTGGTAAAAATTGTTGTCCCCATTGTTCAAAGCCTGCTGCTTGAAAATCTATATAGTTTCCAGGGTACATTGTTTTTGACTGCGTTGGTTGTAACGCTGCCGGTATTCCGCTTGTAAAAGCCATTTGTTTTGATTTTAAGTATTATTATTTATTTCCACTTTACTCGCAACTTATTAGGATTATTATCTTGTACAGCTCTTACTTTTGGTTGGTCATTACTCTTATTTGTCATATTATCTTGACGAGGTGACATGTTGATATTTTTAGAATCTTTTGCCGCAGAGCGGATAGCATCGGCACGGCCTTGCTCGTAAAAGTGATTTGCTATTTTATCTGCATTTTTTGCTGCAAACATAGCTCTATGATACCCTTGGGCATCGCCTATAGCTCCATCTTTATCTAAAAATTCTCCTACAAAGTTAGACATATCTGATTGATATTCTTTAACTTTTTTAGCGTCATCTACTTTAAACCTATATTTATTTTCTCCAACCTTAAAATCAAAACCTTTGAATTTATCGGAAAAAACATCATCAGTTTTCTTTAGAAACGTTTGCTGTAAATTATTGTGATCTTCATTTTTCTTTAAAGAACTTTGATAATATTCCATTGCTTTAGCATATTCAGGATCAACACTTTCTTGCTTTCTTAACTTAAGATCAGCATAGTATTTTTCCCTTGATGTTTTAAAGTGATTTTGGGCATTATATAGTTCTTCTTTGAAGGCTAGTTGCTTAGCCTTTACATCTGACGGATCATCCGTCTCTCCATCGTATCCAAAATTTTTGTTGAATAAAAAATCAACATCATTTGCATCTAAATGAGGTTTTGTAGTTCTGTAATATTCTCTTAATAAATCAACATTATCCATTTTAGAAACATCACGATTGAGATTAACATAATCTTCAACAGTTCCACCTGTTTCTTCCATAAATTTTACTAACTTATCAACATTTTCTGGTAAAATTTGTTCAAGCTTTTCTTGTGTTTGTTCTACCTTTTCACTAGTTGAAGGAGTAATTGTTTCTTTTACTTCCTCCTCTTCTTTTTCATTTATTAATTCTAAAGGACTATCTGATTCTTCTACTTTTTCTTCTTTTGAAGTATCTTCTTTATCGGATTCGACCCGTACTTCGCCGTCCACTTCTTGGCTATCTCCGGTTCGTTCGCCCACAGGAATCTCCTTTGTTTCTCGCTCTTGAATGGCATCTTCTTCTTTTTCTTTAAATTTATCTAAATCAACTTTAACAACACCATCAACTTCTTTTGGTGAATATTTTTCATCAACTTCACCACTTTCAACAGCTTTTTCTAAAACTTCAGCTTCTCTTTCTTGAGCACTTGGTGCTGGCGTATTATCATCTACAGCTTTAACTGTAAATTGTTCTTTATCTTGTGTTTGTTCTTCCATAATTATATATAATAAAATATTTACTTGTTACTTATTTTGGTGAAAATCTAGATAAATCAATACCACCTAAAACATCATTTCCTTTGGATTCAAAAGATTTAGATGGTTTACCTGTGCTAGGTGGACCTGACATGCTTTTTATGTTAGCCACACTTTCAGCTGTTTGACTTTGCTTATCTATTATTTCTTTTTGAGCATCTAATTCAAGTTCTTTTAGTTTAACATTTAAATCATACTCAAATTGCATTAATTCTCTTTTTGTTCTAGCTTCAACTTCAAGTTTTTTAATTTCAAACTCTATGTCAGCGCTGCGATATTGTATTTTTGATTCTGTTTTTATTTGTTCTGCTTGAGCTTTAGCTTCTTCAACTTGAATTTGCATTTGGCCTTGAGCTTCTGCTTGAGCAACACTAGCTGCTTGAGCCATTTCTTGATCAATCTGTTGTTTTTGTTTTCTTCTTACTTTTAGTAATTGATTTGCTAATTTTAAATTTTTAACTTCTCTTATATCTATAGCATCTTCTAAATTTATACTATCTCTTGATAAAGCTACTTGTATGTTAGCTTCTAATAAAGACTTTTCCTCTTCATCAGGCATTAATTCTAAAAATATACCAAAGTCATGTAAATGAAGATTGTTCATTTCTTCTAGTGATCCAACACTGAATTTACCTAAAGAACCTATAAAAGCTTCTTTAGTTGGATGAAACTCTAAAACATCTTTAAATCTTAAACATATAGCTTCTGCTAAAGCTAAAGTTATATACATGCTTGAAGATAGTATATGTCTTGTTGCTGTATTACTATTTGCAGCTGCTAGTTTCTGAACTCCAACTAAAGAATTAGGATCTGGATCCGATCCATCTCTAGCTTCATTTAAACCTGTTACGTCTCGTATCATTTGTAGATACTGATTATAAGCACCTACTAAAACCTGTACTTGACCACCACCACTTCCTGGTAATTCTTGAATAGGAACTCTACCTGGGTTTTGATCTCCCTCTACAGTTAAAGATCTACCTATTATAGAACCTGTAGAAAAATACATATTTAAAGCTTCTTGAGCATTGTAACTTGTACCATTACCAAGATCAACTTCAGCTAACCCATCTGCATCAATAAAAACACCTGAAGGTGTCATTCTTTGTATTGTTTGTTGTAACTTTAAATGTGTTAATTGAATTAAATCAGCATAAGGTGTCATTTTAGCAACTAAAGAAGATATCACACCTTTATACATTCTTGGAGCTGAAACCGTATAGTTCATCAATACTTTATTTGTATTAGATGAAGGTCTAATCATGTTAGTTGCTTTTTCCCACTTAAGCAAAGTGTTTGTTCCTAAAACAAAAGCTCCTTCGTATATAACTTCTCTAGCTTGAGCAACTTTTTTAAATCTAGTTCTTTTGTCTGAAGGTGGATCAAAAGTGTCATCTTTTTTAATAGCTTTTTCAGCACCAGTAGATGTTTCTTTTATTTTATAAACATTATTTTCCCAAGTTTTCCAATTAAAATACAACAATGTTAGAGTATTATTGTTATCTATTTCATTAGTTCTTGGATTATATAAAGTATTATTATAATCAACCCAATTAGAACCTTTTTTTGTTAATTCAGAAATTTCTTCATTTGGTATACTAGGATATTGTTTATGCAATTCATTAGTTGATATCCTTTTAACTTCACCAAAGTAATAACAATCTTCAAAATTAGGATCATCTGTATAAGACCATATTAAATCAGCTGGATCAACGTAGTCTACTTTTATTCCATCAGTATTGTTAAATGTATTTTTAACAGCACCTATACCTAACACTGTTAAATCATAATCTACTCTTTTTTTTATTTCAGGATATTTGTTAGATAAAAATACATTATCTATAGCTTGCTCTTCAGCTATTTCAATACCTTGTTTGTAACCAAGCTGCATGTACAATTCTAATTCTTCAGAACTTGAAGGAAGTTCTTCTTCCGGAACATTTCTTGCACTAACATTTAGCTGTTTTTCTATAGCTGTTAAAACTTCTTTTGAAGCCATATCTCTTTCAACACCTTTTACAAAATCAGTTCTTTTTTCTGTAGCTATAGGATCTTGAGCAAATGCTTTTATATCGAACAATCTATCTTGCATACCGTTAACAACGATGTCTACAAATTTAGGGATTATAGGAACTGGCTTCCAGTCTAAATTAAGATAAGATAAATCTCCATTTACAGCAAATTCATCTTTGTATTTTCTTATAGACTGCTCTCCTCTAGCATATAATCTTAATCTATTGTACTCTTGTCTTGATTGAAAGTATGATGCCATAGTAGCACCGTTGTCTTTATTAAACCACTCCTGTTCAATTGCTTGAGCTACAGATAAACCGTATTCATTTGACTGCTTTTCAGCATCTGAGACTGCTTGACTCGGAAATTGCGTAGGAAGTTGTCCTGTAGTTATTGCCATATTTATTTTATTATCTCACTCATTGATCCTTCGTTTTTGTATTTAGCAAATCCAAACTCAATTTTTTTGTTTATTTTTTGTGCATAAGGGCGATACATATGCTTTCTGCAAGCCATAATAGCTAAACCGCTACTTATAGATGCATCATAAGCTGTTCTTTTTGATATGTCAAACTTAGCCCAGTCTTCTAATGTTCTTTGAAAAAACATATTGCCATGCCCACTTTCGTTGCTTCCTACGTATTCTTCTATGTAAGATTCTATAGCAGCTGCGTGTGCTTGCTTTATGTCTTCTGACGTATTAGGTATACCACCTAATTCTAATTCTGTTTTAGATAAATTACCAATTAACTTATCTGGTCTATTCATAGAGTAACCTCTATAACCTCTTCTTTTTAAATGGTATAACAATCTTGGTTTATTGTTTTCAGCTAAAATAGGCATGCCATAAAAAACTAAAGCCATTAAAACTTCTTCAAAGAAAATTTCAGCAGTTTGAGGTCTTGCTACATATTCTAAAAAGAATTTTGTTGTAGGTACGTCTGGTGTCATACTAAAAGTAGTTAAACCATGTAATGAACCATTTGAACCTCCACCACCTACTGTGCCTGATATGTCATAAGAATCACAACCAAAAGCACCAAGACCATCATTACCAGGATATTTAATACCATTTTTATGTAATACATTGTTTTGAAAATTATTATTAGGTAACCAAGAAACTTTAAATCTTCCATTTTTAGTAGGTACCCAAATAACTTCAGTATCTTTTATACCATTTTTCCAACTAAATGTACCTTGCACAACATGGCCTTTAGCTGTCATTTCTTCATTAAAATCTATTTGTTCGTATATTCTAGTTAAATTAAATAACGAATTTATTGTTTCATCTCTGAAAGCGTGTTTTTCTGATCTTGGAAATTGTCTATAATACTCATTTAAAGCATCACTATCTCCTTTTAAACCATCTACCTCATTCTCCCAGTGCTCAACAACTCCTGTGTATATTGTTTCCCCATCAATTCCTTCAACCTCTTTCTGTGGGCTGTCGAATACAGGATAGCCATACTTGTCGATAAATCCTTCGTAACCCCATTCCATAGGTATGAACAAAGAATAT